AAATGACCTTCGGACAGTGTCGGATATGGTCATGCTGAAATATGAAAAACCGGCGAATACCAGCGAGAGCGCGAAACAGAAACGTGCCGATTATGCACTGAAGTACCTGCGGCAGTTTTCCAGAATCACACAAAAGCCTTCCGGGAAGAAGATGATCCGGGCGACGGATAGCGTGAACATCCGGATCGGAGCCGGGAAAAGCAATCCGAAGATCGGCGAGCTGAAGAAGGGCCAGAGCCTGGAATGGATCGCAACGGAGAACGGATGGCACAAGGTAGCCGTTTGGGTGAGCGGAGATTACGCGGAGGTGATCAGCTGATGTGGGTATACACCGAAGCCGGGGAAAAGCGGGGAAAACTGTTCGGGGTGAGCCGACCGGCAGGACAGCCGGCCATGTGCGGACACAAGCCGGTCATGGGGATCACCGCGAAGGAATGGGAGAAAAGAGGACTGATCGAATGGAAGGAGGACAAAAAGGATGAAAGCCAGAGTCCTGACGGTCGATGAACTGAAAGCCCTTCCCCGCCTGGCAATCGTGTTCATTGAGTATTTCGACGGCGATGAAGGAGAAGCTTCCGAGGAGATCCTCGCCGGTATGAAGTGCTATGACGGAACCATCATTGATGAAGATGCCAGCATATATGATGACTTTGAACAGGATGTCGCATGGAACGCTGACGGGTACTGGCGGTTCTGGGATACGATGCCGACAGAGGAACGCCGGAAGGAAGTGCCGTGGAAATGATACGTTGCGATACCTGTCCATGGAGCAAAGATACATATCCGGGGAAACTGGATCAGAACGGATATCACTATCACATCTGCGGGATGACCGGGAACATGGTGTACCCGGTGCCACGGAAGGAAAAGCGGTATTCGGGATCGGGGTATATCCGCTTCAGCATCAGCAGCTGCGGCCTGTTCGAGACTGCCGAAGATGTTCTGGCGGCAATGACCGAGCCGGAAAGACAAAGATACTACGAAAGGATGAGACATAATGACGGAGATCATGATCAGCATTCAGCCGAAGTGGTGCGAGAAAATCATGACGCTTTCAAAACGCTGGGAAATGCGGAAGACGATGCCGAAGAGACATGGCCCGTTCCGCTGCTTCATCTACCAGACTGATGGCGGCGGCGTAATCGGTGAATTCGTCTGCGACTCGTTCACCGAAGTCGATCCCGGCGAGATCACCAAGCGCGTACTGACCGACACCCAGCTGACGAAGCAGGAGGCGCTCGATTACGCGGCGGGAAACACGGTGTACCTGTGGCGGATCCGGAGCCTGGTGGATTACCCGGAACCGAAGCCGCTCAGCCTGTACGGGCTCGACAGGCCGCCCCAGAGCTGGTGCTACGTGAAGGGAGGTGAGCAGGATGGCCAGTGTAACGGTTAAGGTCGCGGAAGGAATCTATGCGGTTGGCGATCCGGTGGATATGGGCGTTTATACCGCGGCATATATGCAGGCCGTCGTGCTGTCAGCCGAACATATGCAGCAGAAAATCGCCGAGAAGGAACTGGCTGAAAAGGTAGCCCGGGAATTCAAGGGCGTGAAAATCGTACCGCTTCCGAAGAAGGATGGTGATCAGGATGGACAGGGTTCTGACGTTTGAGGAGATGCTGCACGCGATCATGAATGAGCGGGCGGTATCCATCATGATCGAAACCCCGAAGCGCGTGATTCGGGTGACAGAAAACCCGTCCGGCCGGATCATGGCCGCGGAGATGGGAGGTGACAGCGATGGACTGCAAGCCGCCGGAGATCCCGAAGCGCGGGACATGCCAGATGTGCGGAAAGCCTGATCAGACGCTCTGGATGCTGTTCATCGGGGATTATGCCGGGTGGACATGCGCGGAATGTATCAGCCAGGTACAGAAAAGCCAGGAGCGGCGGTATGTGGCCATGGGGGAACATACCGAGTCCGCGGAATAGGAGGAAGCATGATTCTGAGCGAAGCATCGGAAAAATACGGCGTGCCGCTGGACAGGCTCTCCAGGGCGGTTTCCGTGGCCGGGACCCAGCCGACGGGGGAACGCCAGGGAAAACGGAAACTGCTCCGGGAATACGCCGAGAAAGAGCTCGTAGACGCGATTCTGGCGGATTATAAGCGCAGATACCTCGCGGAGAAGAAAAAGGCGGACTTCTGGAAGGTCAAGGCGTCGGAAGTGATCCTCAAATACCGGAAAGACCGGCCGATGCCGATTGACGATGACGATTGAAAACGTAAGTAAACGAAATCAGCGGATTTCATGTAAGTACGGATGCATGAAATCCGCTTTTTTGTGTTTTGCGACGTTTTATTCATCGAAAATGACGCTTTTTCTTCAACAACATATCCGAAAATGTCAAAATACGATAATTTTGTCCGAAATGTCCGGCATGTCCGAAAAGTTCATGATATCATGCAGGCTGTAAAATTCTGAATCAGAGACCGGGAGCAGCTCTCCAAACAGAGCGGCTCCATTTTTATGTCAGAAAGGAGGGAAAACGGCGGCACGCAGCTCCAACGTGCTGACCTGTATCGTGTTTGGCAATTTCGCGCCGATTTCGCCTAAGGTGCGCTGAGATTGAAAGGAGCAGAACAATGTTATCGAAACTGAGGACAAGTTTCAGACAAAATCCAAAGCTTTATTACGCGATGAGTATCGCGGCAACGTGGGCGGGTGCAGGCTCGTTCATCATCGGTACGAAGGTGGCCCAGACTGCCGGGCTTTTCCCCTGGCTGCTGTGGGCGCTGGGCAACACGCTGACCTGTATCGTGTTTGGCATGCTGGCGCAGAAGTTCCCGAAGCTTCGGGACGTGGCCAAGTCAAAGCCGGTACAGATCTTGATGGGTCTGATGTGCGTTTTTCAGATTTGGGTCAATATGAGCGGTATCCTTGAGATACTGGCTCCGACCGTGATCGGAGAGACGGTAAGCTACATCATTGTGTACGGCCTGAGCGTCTTCTTCATCCTCTTCTACCTGAAACGGGCAACCTTCCGGAACGTGGCCACAGACAACTTCAGCTGGGGCATCGTTTATCTGCTGATCTTCGGCCTGGTGGTCTATTCGATGATCACAAACGGCGCACACCCGATCAGCACAGAAATCGTGAAGAAAGAGATGATGGACAAGGGCTGGACCTGCATCACGCTGGCCTTCGGCGCTTTCTTCTATCCGACATTCTGGGAACTGCTGGATTACAATGACGCGAACGAGGACGAAACGAAGAAGATCGACATGAAGACCCCCTTCATCATGGGCGGCCTGCTGTTCGGCTTCTATCTGCTGTTCGTGCTCGCCGGCGCGTTCACCACTTATTCCCCGGTGGTGGATCTGCTGAAAGGCATCCTGGTGTCACTGGTGGCTATCTCTTCCCTGTCCTCGTTCCTGTATGGATCGATGATCAATTTCGGGAAGAAGCTGGGCGTTGCCCTGGACGTGGCCGCGGTGGCCGGATGGCAGCTCCTGGTTCCAATGGGCATCATGGGCGTATGGACGCTGATGCAGAACGTCCGGATCTGGATGGTCTTCGCGATGTTCCTGGCCGCTCTCGTCTGGTACTTCCTTGAGAAGAAGGGAGTGCTGAAGAGATGAAAGTGACAAGGATGAATCTTTCGAGTCTGAAGTCTCCGGAGAAAAACGTCCGGATACATTCAGAGAAACAGGTCAAAGAGTTCATCCGGAGCCTTGAGAGCTTCGGACAGATCCGCCCGATCGTGGTCGACGAGGATAACACGATCCTCGCAGGCAACGGCCTGTACGCGGCGCTGACGGCCAAAGGCGAGACGGAAGCGGACGTGCTCGTGATGAAGGGACTCAGCGAAAATGAGAAAAAGAAGCTCATGCTCGCTGATAACAAGATCTATTCCCTGGGACTGGATGACATGGACGTGTTTGAAGAATTCATCCGGGAGCTCGGGGATGATCTGGAAATCCCGGGCTATGACGAAGATCTGCTGAAGACGATCACCGCCGATATGAACGACGTGGACGAGCTGCTGTCCGGTTACGGGAAGATTACCGAGGAAACAAAGCAGCAGATCGCCGCGACAGCGCAGCGATACGACGCGCAGGAGGCGGTGCACGCCAGGGAAGCGGAGGAAGTTAAGCCGGCGGATCCGGCGCCTGGATCGCCCGATGAGGGCCACGGAGAGCCATTGCCGAAACGGTTCATCCAGTGTCCGAAGTGCGGCGAGAAGATCTGGCTGTGAGGTGACGCTCATGGCCGTGATGAAAGTGACCGGGAAAATGAACGTGGTCGAAGCCGCCATGCAGCGGATCACGAACGTTTTCCAGAACGGCGTCAAGGTGTACCTGGCTTTCTCCGGAGGAAAGGACACGCTCTGCATCTGTGGCATGCTTTGGGAACTGGCCGTGGCCGGGAAGATCGACCTGCATCAGATGACGGTGTGCTTCATTGATGAGGAAAGCATCTATCCGTCCATGCTGGAGATGACCGAGGAATGGCGGAAACGGTTCGTCCGGATGGGCGCTGATTACCGCTGGTATTGTCTGCCGGTGAAACAGGTGTCCATGCTGCATCAGCTGCAGGATGATGAATCCTGGATCACATGGGAACCGGGGAAAGAGGATGTGTGGATGCGGGACGCCCCGCCCTTTGCTATCCGGAGAGACCCGGCGCTGGAATATGCAGGCCAGATGAACTATCAAACGTTCCTGCCGAAGGTTACGAAGGACGGCCTGATGTTGGTAGGCGTCCGGGCATATGAGTCAGTGCAGCGGATCAAGTACCTGGCCACAGTGGACATGACAGCCGGTAGCTGCACCGGAAATAACCTGATCTATCCGATCTACGACTGGAAGGATACGGATGTATGGCTCTACATCAAGGAACATAAGTTGAAGTTCCCGAAAGCGTACATGGATCTGTACAGTGTGGGCGTCAACCGGCATCAGCTCAGGCTGTGCAACTTCTTCGCGTCTGAATCTATCGCGGGTCTGCGGTATGTGGCTGAGGTCGATCCTGATCTGTGGGCAAAGATCCAGAGACGGGAACCGAACGCCTACCTTGCCCTGCTCTACTGGGATTCCGAAATGTTCCACCGGTCAACCGTGAAGCGCCGGGAGCTGGAGGAAAGCCAGGAGAAGAAAGATTACAATGCGCTGTGCAAAGAAGTGCTGTTCGAGAACCCGGGCAAATACTTCCATACAGACGCACGGATCAAGCTGGCTAAGGATTACCGGAAGGTATACATCAAGTATTTCTCATTCATGAATCAGAAACACTTCAAGAAGATGTATGAGGGCATCATGGCCGGTGATCCGAAGAAGCGCACGCTGCGTGCGATCATTACCGATATATCCACCGATTACGTGAAGGACGTAAAGGGAAAACGCCCATCTCCACAGAGGAAGGAGGTGAGCGCAAATGGATGAGTTCATATCCGCTCCCCTTGCATCCCTGCAGTGGGTACCACGGGATAGGCTTACTGCGAATGACTACAATCCAAACGTGGTTTCTGAGGAAAATCTGAAACTGCTGACCCAATCCATACTGACGAACGGATGGACGCTGCCGATTGTCGTTAAGCCCGATTACACCATCATTGACGGATTCCACAGATGGACGGTCGCAGGACGCGAACCGCTGAAGTCGAAGCTGGGCGGGATGGTGCCTGTCGTTATCGTAGACCACCATGGTGATACATCAGCTGATGTGTATGGAACGATCACGCACAACCGCGCACGCGGAACGCACGTTCTCGGACCAATGAAATCCATCGTGCAGGGGCTGATCAATGAGGGCAAGTCCGTTAAGGAAATCGGGAAACAATTAGGAATGACGCCTGAAGAAGTCTTCCGGTTGTCCAACTTCACCCGGGATGATTTCCTCGAGATGATGACCAAAGGCGTTACCGGCTACAATAAGGCAACGATCTACAAAAAAGTGTAACGAAGCCAACGGGGCGAATACAGAGTCCAATCCCAAACATTCAATACTCAAGTGCAATCCGGCAGGAGCAGCGCCAGGCAGCTGCGCGGAACAGACCGTACCTATCAGCGGTTAGCTGGCCTATATGAGCGGTTATTGTTGCCCAGTTTCCCGCTGCTCCTTGTCGGATTACTGGCTGAATATGCCATTCGAAACCATCCCCGATCACCTCCGCCGGAAAAAATGGGGACGATCTCGAAAGACTCGCAGCGGAAAAAGGTACTGTGACGAGACTGGGGCATCGGTTGCGCGCTCTTCGACCCCAAAAAAAACAA